ATAAACTTGGTGGTTGTGGTAAGTGCGGATGTAAGCCCTTAAACATTTTAGATGGTGGCGGATCTTTAACCTTAAATACCTTTGGGGGTGGTGGTACATTTTCTTCTTCTTTTTTTGGTTCTTTTTTTTTATTTTCCAAATTCTATAATATAAACTTTTAAAAAAAGTTTTAACAAAAAAACTAAAAAATTAAAAATAAAAATTATTCTGGTTCTGGTTCTGGTTCTGGTTCTGGTTCTAAATCAACCTTTTTATTTGAAATAATTCTGTCTCCTTCTGCGATTAACTCTTCAAAATTTCTATAACATTTCGGAGGATTGTCTTGAAGCGATAAATGAAGGAAGTCGAAACGATTTGGAGTTGCTAGTTTATATATTTTTTTCATATTTTCAGAACCTCCTACAACGTCTCCATATTCTTCAAAAATTCTTTCAAGTTCCTTAGTATTTGGAAAAGGACTTCCAATAATTAAATTTGTCGCATTTGCTCTTATGACTGGTGAAACTGAACCAGTGAATTTTTGAGAACTCATTAATAATAATTTAATGTTGTAGTGTCTGTAACGACTGGCAAGATGATTAACTTTTGCTTCTCTTTTTATTGAACCAAGACAATCATCTAAAATTAAAGCAATCTCTGGTTGGTCTGATTTATCAAATTGTTTTTGACTTTTAATAATTCCATCGATTAAAGAATCAGAATAATAATCTGAAACATCAAACGCTTCTTTTAAATAACGAGAAGTTAAATCATTTGCGATTGTATTTGAAATAATTTTCACTGAGTCAAAAGCGTCTTGTCCGTAAAATTTTCCATTTAACAATAAATTATTTATGATTGTCGATTTTCCAGTTTTAACGGGAGAAATCATTAAAACTAATGCACCCTGACCGAACCCGTAAATTTGGGGAAGATGTGGATGAATTTCCTTCCTTGGTTTATAATCAAATTCTGGGTCTTTTACTGTTAATATTTTTGGAGTTTCCATTATATATTATATAATATTAAAATATTAAAAATTAAAACATTTTGAATAAATATCATTTTGAGAAGGATTTACTGCTCTCTGAATTGTATTTTTAACTCTGTTCTTATGTTCCTCAATCTCCTTTTGTTTTTCTTTCTCTGCTTTTCTTTCTTTCCTTAATGCTTCGTATTGTTGAATACCATTAAAAACCATTTCTTCCAAATCTTTTTTAGAATATGGTTCATTAATATTAATTGTTTTATTTGGTTTTTTTGTTTTTGTTTCTTTTGGTTTTGTTTCTTTTGGTTTTGTTTCTTTTGGTTTTGTTTCTTTTTTATTAAATTCTAATTTATCAAAATCAAAATCGACTTTATTGTCAATTATTTTTTGTCTTAATTTATCAATAGAATTTGATTTTGCAAATTTTATATTATTTGATTCTAATATTGATTGATAAATTTTTTTATTATTTTTTGGAAGTTTAAAAACTTTTTCTTTAATTAAATCAGGTTCTTCTTTTATTGCTTCAATCTCTAAAGGTTTTTTCTTTGATGTTCTAACAAATATTTCTTCTTGATTTAATTGTTTCTTTTCTTCTACTACTGGAACAATATCTTCCTTTGGTTCTTCTGGTTCAAGAGGGTCTTCTTCTTTTATAATATCTTCCTCTGGTTCTGGTTCTGGTTCTGGTTCAGGAATTACAACTTCAGCAAAATTTTCCATTATAATATATATAATATTTTTATTTTTATTTATTTATTTTTTATAACCAATGTAATAATCGTATTTCCAGTAATTCCTCGAGCAAAACGTTCATCAATATTAATTAAATCAAGACTTAAATCGGATAGAATAAAATCTTCTGAATTATTTAAATCTAGGAATATTAATTCTTTACTATCGTAAAATAACGCTCCAAATTCTGAACCTCGATTGTCAAATTTAGGAAGTGCCATTAATATTTTTGAAACGCTACTTGTTGCTCCATTAAAGGAATCAAAAGTTAAATTATTACATCTTACAAAAATTGATTTATCAGAACTTATTATTGGACGACTTACCGATTTAATAACAACTTGAGAACCCGTTGTCGTTCCAAAAACTGATTGTTCTATAATACTCTGAGAATCAAATCCAAATTCTGAAGTAATACTAAAATCATAAATTGGAGAATTTGAAGTTCTGTATTGATTAGATTTTCCTAAGAATAAAACAACTTTAAAATCTGTTCCATTAGAAGCGTTTAATGTTGTCAATGTTTTTTCAATAGAAGGTTTAGATATATCGCTTATTGGTGCTAAGTCCATCGAGTCAATCATTTCATATCTTAATTGTGGAATAGTGTTTCTCCTTGCTAGTGTATAAAATGACCTATTAAAATATGCTTCATATTTATTCGTTGAAATATTAACTCCATTAAATGTATTAATTTTTACTGAATCGTTTTTTGTTTTTAAATGAAATCTTGGAAATAAAAACCAACGATTCATATTCAAGGGAATAAATTCTGTTAATTTATTAGAACCCGCTAATGAAGGACTTATTAATTTCCTCCAAGCCTTCGCAGAACCAGAATATAATTCAAGTTCAAGTTGTTCTCCCTTTGCAATAAATCGCAATTGTTGAATATTCCAACCATTTCCATCAAAATCATCATTTGTTATTTCACTTGTAAAACTTGAATTAATAGTATAGTCTATAGGTCTCATTCTTGTTTTATTTGGAGTTCCATATCTTACATTTTGAAGAACTAATAATCTCTGATTTTGATATTGAACGACGAAATCGTAAAAATGATGGTCGAAACCTCCTAAATGATTAAATGTATCAGGAGGAACTTCATTTTTAGAATTTATTCTTTTTACAAATTCCGTTTCATTGTCAATAAAAGTTATATCTTCCGCTGATAATTGTCCCGTTGGACGACTTAAACCAATCCGCCAACCATCATCAATCGTCGAATTTGTTGTTAAACCAGTAAGAGAACAACTAAAAACTCCTCCATTTAATCCAAGAGGATATTCGTAAGCAGTTCCGAAACCTTTCTTTCCGAAAATTTTAGAAGTGACTGCGGTTCTTGTAAATGTATTAGTGGCATAAGTGAAACTTGTTTGATTACCCGCCCAGTAACTAGTAACTGAAGCGGAAATATTTGTTGAATTTGTTGGAGCGTCGTTTGTCTGGTCGAAAGTAAATTCAAAACCTTTAAAAGATTAAGAACTAACGTCTCTCTGAATATTTACTTTTACACCTTTTGGAATCGCATCAGGGAAGAAAATATTATCTGACATTATTTTTTCTAAATGAGAAGCATAATCTAAAGGAGAAAATGTTAAATTTTTAATATCGTTTGAATTAGTTGTTTGTCTCATAATATCTCCTATTAAACTAACGGGAATTATTCGAGAAGTTACATCTTCAATATTTTCATCTTCTCCAAGTTCATCTCCGAAATAGAATCCAAAAGTATCAGATTCTCCAATATCGAAGAATGCTTCTCTATTAAATTTAACTGATTGAACTGCAATTTGAGAATCTTTTTTAATTCTTAATCCATTTTTGAAATAGTTTCTATAAGAAAAAGGTTTTTCATTTGCTATATTTCCGATTATTTGGTCGGTTTGATTAGAAGAAGTTACAATTAGACTCATCTTTTTTATATTATTTATATATATTTTTAATATTTTTATAAAATATAAAAAAAATGCCGAAAAAAATAAAAACCAAATATATTAAACCGATTGAAGATGAAGGAGTTAAAACTAAACTTCAATTTGACGTTATGAAAGATATTGAGAAAAATAAAAAGATTAAAGAAAAAGATGTTTTTAATAATTATGAAAAACCAAAAAAGAATAATAAAAAGAAGAAATAATATTTTATGACAAAATCGTTTTTTTTTATAAAAATATTTTTTTTTTTAATATTTTTTTTTTGATAAATTTTGATTTTGGTTGGACGTAAATCAAAAATAGAGATGACTGAAGATTTTTTAATAATTTTTTTTTATATTTTTATTACTTAATATAATAATAATAAATTTAATTCTAAAATATTAATTGAAACTGAAATCTGCGTCCAACCCGTCCAAGTAAAAAACTAAAAAATATTTTTAAAAAAAAATTTATAATTTTCGATTCTTTGGTTGGACGCCTTGGACGTCTTGGACGCTTTCTAAGTATAACTTTTAACGATTTTCTTCAGTCATATCTATTTTTTTATATTTATTATTTTATTATTATATTAAGTAATAAAAATATAAAAAATATAAAAATAAAAAATCCAGTTTCAAATTAAATCTCTCAAATGGTTCATATATACTTAGAAAGCGTCCAAGTAAAAAAAAGAAATTTCAAAAAAATAATATTTTTAATTTTAATATTTTTTAATTATAAAAAAAAATGATTTTTCATTTCTAAGTATATAATTATTTAAATAAGATGACAAAAAACAACAACATCCCTCAATTGCCTTTTGATATTCTTGGATACATCAACGATATTAAAGAGCAAGAGGAAAAACTGGATAAGATTGAAAAACAACAACGTAAAAATTATAAATTTGTTATTAATGAATTAAAAACTAACTTCTATAATGTTTTTTCCCGAAATAATGATATAGTTGAATGTGATGATTCAGAATATAGAAGTTTTGTTTCTATTATTGATTATTTAAACCTTCGTAAAGAAAAATTTGAATATGAAGCAATAGAAGAATTTCATTATCTCCAACAATTAGAAGGAGAAATTAAAGAAGATTTTTATAGTCAAGTAATAAAACAAATTAATAAAGAACCTTATTATATTCATAATAAAGAATGTTTAATAACTTATTTTGAAAAAAAACCTAAATTGTCAGAATTTAAAATAGTTAGAGAATGTTCTAAAAGACGTATAAAGGAATATGAAGAAAATTTTGAATATTATTTTTTTATGAAAGATAATATAAAATAAACAAAAATAAAAATAAAAATATTAAAAATAATTTATTAAAAATATTAATTATATTATAATGGAAGAAATTGTTTATTTAAATTCTCTTGATGTTTGGATTGTATCTCACGGCGGATGTGGTTCTAATTATATTGTTGATTTATTAGATGAAAACGGGTATAAAGTAAGAGACAATATTCGTAAAAAAGCGGTATTATACGGAAGAACTTGTCATCTGGCTTATATTCCAAAAAATATAAATACAAAAATATTATATGTATATGGAGACATAATTAATTCAATGTGTAGTCAAAAAAATCGAGGACTTCTTAAAATAAATATTCAGAAATTAAAAAAAGGACATAAAAATAAAGATGATAAAGACCCATATAATTATTTATTCCAATATAATAATTTTTTCAATGATGAACGAGTCGTTAAATTAAAATATCCATTTACTGAAGAATCATTAAATGAAGCATTAAAAGAATTAAATATTAATTTAAAAAAAAAACCTGTTGTTAAAAAAAGAACAAGAGTTTATAATAAACCATATTCAAAAGAAATTGAAGATGTATATAAATATTATTCTGATAGTGTTTTAAAATAATTATCTAAATTTTACATTATATTTTTTAGTTATTTCCTTATCAACTTGTCTCGCTCCACCTCCGAGGATGTAAGAATATAAACGGGCGAAAGACCAACTATTCGCTGATTGATTTGGTCTTGACCCGCTTGAATAAAACGCTCCTTTTCCCTTTTTTAAAACTTCTTTAATTGCTCCTTCGGGGATTCCTGTAACTTTAGAAATATTTTTTGGAGTTCTTCTTCCTAATTTATCAAGTTGTTCTCCATATTTTTTATTAAATTTAGTAGTCCAAGAACTCGTTTTTGTTTTAACGCTTGTTTTTGGTCTTGGTTTTCCTTCAAATATACTTTTTATTTGTGCTTGTCTTTCTTTACCTTTTAAACCTTCAACATAAGTTTTCGGAACATTTCGAGATTTACCTTTATAAGTAATTTTAACTTTTTCAACCATTATAATTTATATTAATAATATTATAATGAAAGTTATTATAAAAAAATCAACTAATGCAAAAAAGAAATATATGGCGATATTTTATGATGGAGAAAAGAAAGTTCGGACGACTCATTTTGGTTCTGCTGGTATGTCTGATTTTACTCGACATAGGGACGATGAAAGAAAAAAGCGTTATTTGGATAGGCATCGAAAAAATGAAAACTGGAATGATAAATTTTCCGCTGGAAGTCTCTCTCGCTGGATTCTCTGGAATAAGCCAACCCTTAGAGGTTCAATTGCTGACTATAAACGAAGGTTTAATTTAAAATAAAATATCTATGTAATTCTAATAGAACTCGTCTTTTATATTTATCAACCATAATTAAATTATTATTACATTTAGAACAACAAATAAATCTAAAATAACCCGAAGAATGACAATGGTCTAAATTTTTTTTTTCATCTTCATTAAAATCTTTGTTACATAATTCGCATTTTTTACAATTTAAAAAAATATAATATACTAATTTCAATCTTTCAAAATTATCTTTTAATTTATATTTATAAACCCATCTATATAATATTTGATTTTGATGATAATGATTAATTTTTTTTTCTTCAATTTCTTTTTTATTAATACAAAAATTTTTTTTATGAATTTCTAACAAAACAAAAGATTTCAATCTATCAACAACTCCTAATTTTACATTACAAGAAACGCAACAAATAAATCTAAAATAACCTGAAGAATGATGATGGTCGCAACATTTATAAGGATATTCTTCAGTAAATTCTTTATTACATAATTCGCATTTTTTACAATTTAAATAATTATGAGCGATAAGATTAAGTCTTTCTTTATTATCTTTGAATTTATATTTATTTTTCCATCTTGAAACTAATGAAGAAATTTTTCCATTTCTTGTCTTTTTTGTTTCCCGACTTCGTTTTTTTTGTTTTTCTTTATTTTTTTCATAACGTCTTTTTCTTCCTTTAATTGTTGCATCTGTAATTCTATCTTTTTTATATTTTCTTTTTATTATCCTTAGTTGATTAGTAAATATTTTTTTTTCTTCATCAGTCAAATCTTTATAATAATGGCATCTTGTAACTTTCTCTCTTGTTTTCAATATATAAACCTCTTTATATTCTTGATTTTTAATTTCAATTAATTCTTTTAAATTTATTTTTCTATCTACTTTTGCAGTTTTATATTTCGGATTATATCTCAAATAAATTTGATGTTTTTTATTTAGATATAATCTTTTTTCATTATCGTTTAATTTAGATGTATCAATATTAATTTGTGGTCTTATTTTCAACTCATAAATTTCTTTATATTGTTTTTCTAATTCTAAAAATATATTTTCTAAAATAGTTAAATTTGGATTTTGTTTATAAATATCAAAATTTATTTTTTTATAATAATTTTTTTTTTTATATTTTCGTTCTTTCTGATAATTTTTTCTTGTTTCTTTTCTTTTTTCGGTTTGATTGAAATATTTATTATATATTTTAATTTGATGTTTTTTATATAAAATTTTATCTTCATCTGATAAATTTCGAGATTCTTTTATATTAATCCTTTTTCTTGTTTTCAACTCATAAATTTCTTTATATTGTTTTTCTAATTCTAAAAATATATTTTCTAAATCCATTATATAATTAGATATAAATATATTTTTATATCCTTTTTTTCTAAGGATTATCATCAATTATATTATTATCGTCTTTTTTATCTTTTGAAATTGTAGGAATTAAATTTTCTTCATCTGGTTTATTTTTATCTTTATCTTTTTTATTTTTATCTTTATCTTTTTTATCTTCTTCATCTGAATCTTCTTCTTCTTTATCGACTGGAGGTTTCCTTTCGCAAAAGCATAATTTACATAAGTTCATTTTACAATAACAACGAGACTTAAATATAACAACGAGCAATCCAGAAATTCCTCCTAAGATTAAACCTGTTGCTCCTGCGAGTTCATTAATATTAAATTGTTGAAGAATTCTCTCTTCAGCCATTTCGTATTATAATTAAAAAAAATATAAAATATTTTATTATAATATAATGAAAATTTGTTTTTTAATTCCAACAACTTCAAATAAAAGAGAATGGTCTAATATTTTAGAAAGTTATTTAAATAAATTGACAATTGAAAAAATAAAAAATTATAATAATTTTGAAATCCATTTATATATTTCATTTGATAAAGATGACAAAATATTCGATTCAATAGAAGAACAAAATAAAATTGATTATAAAAATATTAAATGGTTTAAAAATGACTTTGAAAAAGGAGCAGTTACTCACCATTGGAATTTTTTATATGAAGAAGCCTTGAAAGACAATTTTGATTATTATTGGTTAGTTGGAGATGATATTTTATATCCTGATAATGATAAATGGTTAAATGATTTAATTAATAATTTAAAAAAAACTGATGATATTGGAATATCTGGTTGTTTTAATGGAAATCTAAATCTTCCAATGACTCAATTTTTAGTTTCAAAAAAACATTATAATATTTTCAGATACGCATTTAATCCAAAAATTAAAAATTGGTATTGTGACAATTATTTATATGAATTATATCATAAAAAATATATTCACTTTGAAGAGAAACATAAGTTAATAAATGCTGGAGGAGAACCGAGATATAATGTAATAGAAGCAAGTAAATTATATATGATATTAGTAAAAAGAGATAAAAAAATTTTAATGAAATATTTAAATGATAATAAATATATGGATTAAATATAATGGAAAAACAAGGTTCGAAAAATGAAAAACTAATTATCGAAATATTAAAAAATTTAGATAATATTAATAAAAGAATAAATAATATTTCAAATGATGTAAAGCAGATAAAAGATAAAGTTGAAATAAATACAATAGTTCAAGACAAATCAGTTAATAATGAAACTAAAAATTGGTTTTTCATTTAACTAAATAAAAACTGACTTAAATCTTTTGTTTCAATAAAATCAGAAATAGATTTTTTATAGTTATAATTAATAACTTTAATATTTTTATTATGTTTCTTATTATGAATAATAACAAGTTGAGCCAATTCTTCCCAACTTTTTAAATGAACCGAATCTCCATTTGGTTTATTATAAACATCTCCTTCCATTTGATAAGAGTCAAAAAAATAATTTGGATTATTTTTTATTTCTTTAACAATAATTAAAGTTCCGTTTTCTTGAACTTCAGTTTCTGGCAATATTTCAATATAATCATTATCAACTCCTACAATGTCAATTTCAGTATATCCTAAATGAATCCCCCATAAAACCGCAATTGAACCAGTTGAATAATTATTTAATAAAGAAAATATTGAATTTTTGTCTTTTTGCATTTGTTGAATAACATCAATTTTATTTTGATGTCTTATTATCTTTTTATCATATTCCCAAAAAAGAGAATTTTGATTAAAACAACATTTTTTTATATTTTCATTTTTAATTAATTTATTTATATGATAATAATTGCTTTTATGAACTACTGAGTCGGCGATACAATAATAATCTGGAAACCATTTCTTTTTATTCCAATAACGATAAGCAAGACATAAGCCCATAATATCATATTTATTTCTATCGATTTTTTCAAAATCAAAATTTCTTAAAGAAGAACCATTTCCAATAACTAATAATTCTTTCATTATATTAATTATGAATATTTTAATTTAAAGAATAATACCTATCTAATGTCCTTAAATCTTCAATTTCTTCTTGAGTCAAATCTTCTTCTTCTGACTCAGTAAAGACATCAGAATCAGAACTCCAATCTTCATTTAAATAAATGAAACTTAATTGACTTATTAATTCTTCAACAAAATCAAGAATTCTCGGACTTGGAATTTTATCAATTTCTAATAATAAATTTAAAATAATATCTTCTTCTTTCATATATCTTTTTTTTATATTTTAATTTTCCTAAAAAATACTTAAATTATTTTTTTTTTTGTTGTTGTTCTTGTTGAAGAATTTCTTCTCCAATATTAAAATCAGTTGTTATTTGTTTCTGAATTTTATAAATAACTGAACTTCTATCATCGCAAAAAGCAAAATTTCCGTCTGGTGTTGTGATGTCTGTTCTGATTTCTGTTATTGTCATTGGTTGGGTAAATGTAAATTGTGAAGAAGTTACATTTGAAAAATAATCATTTGAAGGAGTTGTTTTGTCAATCGTTGCAATAACTGGATAAGAATTTCTATTTGAATCCATTGTCGCCTTTCCTAAAACTGAAGTTCTAATAATATAATATGGAGCATTTTGTTTAATTGGTAAATCAGAGGCTTTTATAATTGTTGAATCTGAATTCTGGATTATAGTCGGAAATAAGGAAGGGTCTCCTCCTGTTCCAGAGTATCCAGTGTAAATCTGAGGAAGGGGTAATTGAGGAGAATATATTGTTGAATTAAAAACATTAACGCAAAAATTAATTGAATCTGTTGAAGTAACATTATTATTCGTTGTTGGAGTTGTTAATCCATTTAAATTAATATTATTTAATCTTAATAAATTTGATGAAATATTATTATATTCAATATTCTTAATATAATATTTAATTGAATTTGATTGTTTATAAAATTGATTATATGAAAATCCTAAAATTCCCATCAATGACTTATTCCAATTTGTTTCAGAAATTCCAAATTTATTAATATAAACTCCGCTTTGAGAATCATAAATCCGAGTTCTATCTAAATTTTCATTTGCTTCAAAAAAAGTTATTCCTCCTTCCTTTCGCTCTTCATCATATGGAATCATATCGGGAGTATAAGAAAACTCATTTAATCTCTTATTCATTCTATAAACTTCATCAGAAGCATCATCTGCGACTGGTAATTCTCCACTACCTGAAAAATAATAATTTCCAACTTGTTCCGAAGTATGAAGACGACTTATAGTGTATCTTGACGTTGTTGAATCAAAATTAATTAATGGGTCTCTTGCTCCAATATAAGTCTCTGTTGCGTATTGATTTATTGGTTGAACGTTCTCGTCCCAGTCTTGAAGATTAAAAGTTGCCTTATGTTGATAATAACGATTTAAATAACCACTATATAATAAAATATTATCTGTCCCGTATCCGTTGAAATGTTGGTCGTATCCGATTAAAGTCTCCTCTGGAATTTTTCTTATTGTAACCGAACCAGAGACCGAAGCAGAAAATAATTCATTTATTAACCCCCCGTTATTTTTTGTTTCAAATCCAACTTTCCATTGTCCGATGTCTTCGTAATAATAAGGAATACAACAACCAAAAGAAGATTTTAAATTATTTGATGGAGCATTATAAACAAATTCAGTTTCAGAATTAAAATCAATAAAAACGGGAATTGAAGATTTATCAGTTGTTCCGAAATAATTGTCATTTCCTATTCTATCCTCATAAACGTCTCCATCTGTATCTGTATTATTTGAAGCGTTAAAATGGATATATCTTGAATTATTAATATTAACTTTATCATTAATTGGATATTCGAATAATTCTGGATATAATTTTTGACAACTAAAAAAATCTCTTAATTTTTTTGTATTATTTAAAGTATAAGTCAAATCTGTTTTAATAAATGTTGTATTCGATGCTTGAAAAATAATATCTATAGTTTTAATTCCTGAACCATCTCCAATCGCTTTAATTTCTCTACCTGAAAAATATAATTCTGGACGTTTCATTCCAATAAAATTAAAATTACTAATATATTCAACCGCCTTTTGAGAAGCGTTAAAAATAGTTTCATCATCATATTCTTTAGCACTTGCTGAAAAATATTCGTCAAAATTGGCTTTAGAAAAACTCAGAGGAGTCGCAGAACGGAAGGTTTTATATAATTCAGATTCAACTTTTGTTGAAATATCATATATTTTTTGGTTTCCTGTATCTCCAACTTGTCCTATAATTGACTCTGGATTTCCAGATTGTTTTAATTGACTGGTTAAACTATCGGCAATATTTGAAGGACTATCAAAACCAACATCAACTTCTAAATTAATAACTTTTTGATAATAATCATAATCTAAACTTGGAGCAAGAGCGGGGTCTATATATCTCCACCAATTCCCTTCTGCAACTCCATTATTAACCCAATCTCCTTCAGTAAATGAGGCAGAATGAAAAGAATATAAATTTGATTTTGAAACCATTATTGAATATCTTTCATTTTTTGAAGTTCTTCTTATAATATTTCCTAGATGACCATTACCTTTATATTTTATATCCATCCAATCATTAGAACAACGTTTATAATTTGCTGGAACAACACAAGCACCCATTGCTGAAGAATCTCGATTCGTCCAGTTTTTATTATAGTTTGTATCATTTTCATTTTCTGCTTGTTCTTTGTCAAATTTTCTCGGGAGATGAATATGAAGTTCTCCATTTGTATTTTTATAAAATCTAAACTCAAGAGGGATATTATTATCTTTTAATTTAATTTTTTTTTCTGTTAGAGCAAAATTAACTCTTGACGCATTATAAGGAAGATATGAAGCAGAATATTCAACGTCAGAAGGTTTTATAATCCCAACTTTTTCAACTTCTGTTTCGTATAAAGTAACTTCTTCATTTAAATCCTTCCCAGTTACTTCAATCACTTCACCCCCTGCACCTATCGCGGAAACATAACCAGAAAATAAACTAATATTGTCTCCTGCGTTAATATGAACTGGAGAAAATTTGTTTGTAAAAGAAGATTTAACTCCTGATGTATTTCCTGAACTATATTCAACACTTTTTAATCTATTTGCTTCTAATAATATTGAATCTACGTATTGAGAAGACATTATTTTTATATAATTAATAAATATAATAATATTTATTAATAAATATATAATATTTTTTTGAAAAGATTTTTTTTTAAAAAGATTTTTAATTATTCAAATTCATATTTAAATAATTGTAATTTCTTAAATTGTTCTTGTAATATTTTAATATCTTTTTTAATAACTATTGTTCTAATTCTTGATGAACCTTTTTGAATTCTTGTTTCTTTATATTCAACAACATCTTTTAATTTAATAAAAAACTGAGCGTTTCCTTCCTTGAATCCGTTTGAATTATTATAATAACAATTATATAAAAAGTCTTTTGGAATATAAATCTCATCATTTCTAATTTCTCCAAATTCTTTCGGACAATATGAATAATCAGAAACTAAATTGAGACGAGATTCTCCATTGTCAAGGAATCCATTATCCATAAATGAAAACCACCAATTAACAACGGAAGACCAACCTTTAATAACTTGTTGTTGCAATAATGGAGTTTCTTCAAATTCTCTCGGGTTAAAGTCTGAAACATCAATTGAATTTAAGAAATAAGCGAATGCTTCTTTTGTTACTCCTCTCACTTTTTGAAAATATTGTTTCTTTTCTTCTGATGAAATACCCGCATATTTATTATTTAATTCTAAACAAAACCAACGTCTCGTTCCTTTTTCTGCTGGAATAATCCATTCATTATTTGAAGTAATTACAAAATTAGCAAAATCCTTAATTGTATATTGGTCTTTACCTTTTTTATTAATATTCTTTTTTACACCTGAAACAAAATTCTTTAATATTCCCGCATCTTTTTTATTACCTCCCCAAGTAACTTCATCAAGACACATAAAAACTTTTCCTTCTGCCAGTGAGTTAAAAGAACCAAGAATTTCATCCCAAGAAGAAATTGTCAATGAATGTTTATCTCCAATAATTTCATTTATTAAATCCATTACTATCGATTTCCCCGCACCTTCAAGACTCTTTAAAACAATAACGGAAGACATTTTAACATTTGGAAACTGGATTAAATGAGCGAACCAATTAATAACATAATTATAATGATTTTCATTTCCATTACACCATATATTTTTAATATGGTCTAATAATGGAGCAACATTTCCAATTTGATAATCTTCTTTTTTCAAATCGAAACCTTTCCAAATATTATAAAATTTCTTATTGTAATTGTCAGATGGTTCAAATAAAATCCCTTCAACTTCTCTTCTCTGAGGACTTTCTTCCCATAATATAAAAGGATTCATTCTTTTTTTCTTATCGTCATATACACAATTAATCTTTTTATTTACAAAATCGCTTAAAATATCTTTTCTTTTTTTAATATACCAACCTTCATAAGTTTCAATAATATATTCAGATGAAGACTTAATATAAGCAACTGATTTATTTATTTGTTTTACAATTCCGTTATATCCTTCTGATTCATAAATTTCTTGATATGGCATTTCATAATTTTTAATTTTATAATATTCTTCTTTATTGTCTTTCTTCGCCCAATTATAAATTGAACCTAATGTTAAAGCGTTCCCGTCTGGTCTTGATTTGAAACCTTCCCATTTTTTCATTGTTCCAAATAAATCATATTTTGGAGGGCATTTTTTAGAAAAGTCATTAAATATTTCAAATAATTTTTCTTCTTCTTCTTTTGTTGTATTTCCATTATTTTTTAATGCAACCCCAACTTGAAACCATTCCGCTTCAACCTCTGCTCTATTTATATCTAAAATATCAACCATTTTTCTAATCTCATCAATATTTATCGGATATTGTTTTTTTGGTTTTTCAATAACTTTTTCTTCTTCTTCTTTTACTTCAATATTAAGAGTTTTTGTTTTTTTTGGACTTGAATCTTTTGAAGATTTTTTATTTTCTTTTTCTTTTCTTTTTTCAAGTTTTAATAAATCTTTATCTTCTTTTTCTGTTTTTAAATTAAATATTTCGCAATCTTCGGAAAGACTTTCTAAACCTTCTAAATTAAAACAAAATTCATCAAGAGAACAATCAAGAGAATATTCAATTAATTTAGTTGGCTGTCCGTTTTCAGTTATATAATATTTAGAGCAAGGAGCAAAAAGAAAGCCATCCTCTCCTCTAATATCTATATTATAACCAAGTTCTTTATTTCCGATATTTTGCTTATTCTTTAAATATTTATAATAAGTTTCATATTTATAATAATAATGAAAACCCTTATTCGTTTTGACTCGGACTTCAGTTTCTTCAATATTATCAATATCCATTTCTAACATTTCATAAACTTCATTTAATTTGTCTTTGTTTTTAAAATCTAAATCAACGCCGTATATTCCATTAAATTTCGAACCTGTCTGAATTCCAATTGAATTATATGGTTTTTTCTTTTTGTCATATTCGTCAAATAATTTATATGATTCTTCAATTGATAAATTATTCCAATTAGTCGGTGGAACAATATCATCTTTCTTTTTCTTTTTTTCATTCCATATAATATTTACTGGAAATATTTTTAAATTATATTTTCTATATGTATCAATTACGTCTCTTGATATTTGAATATTTTCGGGTTTCATATATTTAATATCAGATTTTTTTTTCGGTGTTTTTTCTTTATTTTGGGTAGATGTCATTATATTATATACTTAGATAAAAAATAATCTTTAAATGATTTTATTTCTAATGATAAATAAAAATCATTTTTTAACGAAATTAAAAATATTAAATTAAATTAAAATAATTTAATTTTATTATTAAAGATAGTTTAAAAGATTAGAAAAAAGATTTTTTTTTGCATTTATTCAGTTATATAATTAATTTCTAAAAGTTTTCTATATATTTCGGGCTTTTTTTCTTTAAATTCCTCAATTCTATTATTTGATTTATAATATCTATAAGAACATTTCATAAGTGAAATAGACTTTGTCTTTTTATAATATTCTCTTTTCTTTGTATTCTTTCCAGTTTCATCATCGCAATATTTCAAAAAATTCTTTTTAGTCTGAATTCTATTATATGCTCTTCTATATCTTAATTTTTCATCATCTGTTAAATGAGAAAGGTTTTGTCTCGGTTTCCTTTCGTTATTTCCTTCAAGAGTTGCTTTCTCATAAAGTTTAAGTTCTTCAATTAGTTCATCAATATTCTTTTTCATATCTAATTATATAATATAATATAATATTATATTTTTTAAATCATTTTTTTCTATATATTAAATTTAAATTTAATTATTCAAAAATAGATAAATCAATATTCGAAAAATCTTTAATTATTTTTTTAAGTTGATAAATATTTTTTCTTGTTCTTTTTAAATCGTCTTTATTATCTTGATAAATTTTTTTTCGTCTTATTTTTATAGTGTCTTTATTATCTTGATAAATTTTTTTTCGTCTTATTTTTATAGTGTCTTTATTATCTTCATAATATTTAATATTATTTTTATTTATTTTATCTTTATTATTTTCATAATACTCTTTTTTTTTAATTTTACATTTTGTTATATCCATAAAAGCATTTATTTTATTAATACAATCATTATTGTCAATATAATATTGTTCTTTCTTTATTAATTCATCTTTGTTTTTGCATTCAACATTTTCAACTAATATAATTTTATAATCTCCATTTTTTATTATTTCAAATGATGATAAACAACTATTGTTCTTATTTTTTAACCATTTTTTATAATGTGCTTTATGTTGGGAGAGTCTTGAACTTAGATATTTTTGAGTGGTTGAACCATAATAAGATTGATTTGTTATATTACATCTAATTTCATATATTTTCGATAATTTATAATCTGGCATTTTATGTTTTTTTATGTTTTTTTATATAATTAAATGTTTAAATCATTTTTTTTATAATTAAAAATAAAAATAAAAAACTAATATCTGAATTGTTTCTGATTCCGTCCAAGACGTCCAAGGCGTCCAAGTAAGAAATCGCAAAAAATAAAAAAAAAAAAATTTATAAAAATGAATAT